CCACTATCACGATAAATTATTTTTTCATCATCTGAATCATCATATGTAGCATCACCATCACCATCTGATACTGCTTGAGTTTCTGGACTTGAATGCATTTCTCTATTTAAATAAACATTTGTGTTTACATCAACAATATAATAATTTGCAATTCTTATTGAACTATCTTCAAACAATGCAAATGCAGTTAAAAAATCAGTTACTTCAAATTGTTCAAAGTTTCTATGTACTATTATTGGTTTAATACCACATAAACCATAACCACTTATAATTTCTTTTTTCTCATATTGTAAACTATTAACAAAATCTAATACTTGATTTCTAATTTCACTTTCAGTACCAGTTAACTTATATAAATTTTTCATTGATTCTACATAAGCTAATGAAGGTTGTACAAGTGGTACAAAATAATATTGAATTTTTTTAATCACTAAGTTGTCCTATTTGTAATACTTAAAATTTCTTCTACAGAATCTTCAAGTTTTTTAATATCTGATGAATTAAAAGATAAAAATTCTGGTGTGTTATTTGGACCTGGTGCAGTTGGACCAGCACCAGTTGCATAAACTGTTTTAGTAATTGCACTGTTCATTTTTTTTATTACACCCATTAATTCATTTAAGAAACTAACTAACTGGTCACCAAGAACTAATGGTTCAGTTTGTTCATTATCATCCGTTCCTAATTTTATTATAGGTGAATCTATAACTGTTCTTGTTTCTGCAGATAAATGT